CTTGAGGAACTAAGCGAGTCCAAATATTCTTATACTGTTCTAATTCTTCTAGTGTAGGCATGATAGCTTCTGCTCTAGCTTGTACACAATAGAAGTTCCATTTCTGCTTACAGTAATCTAAACTGTTAAGCTCTCTACGTTTAAAATCTCTACCTGATAAGCAGAGGTGGTACGCTATCTTCCAGAAGAGTGCATCAAAGTATGATACATGATCCGGAATAAGAGGTAATCCATCACAATCTACTGGGAAGGCCTGATACTTTAGGATTAGGAACCCATCTTTGAATCGAGTACGAACTACGTCAAACTCTACTCTAAAGTCCTTCTCTCCTATACCATTCGCACTGTTGATGTTATGCTGGCCTATTAGTAGGTTATTAGAGAACAATCTGCTTTTAAATCTCGCATAGTTATCTACAGGAGAATCTAATGAGCTCAGTTGTAAGTCTAAAAAGGTCTGAGCTGAGAGAGTAGTACCTTCAGCATCTTGTATTCCAGCAGCATTAAGAACATCTGAAATTACAGATCTCTTAGGTCTACCAGCTGAAGTACAATCTAAAGCTTCTTGGAACTCTATCAGTCTGTGGAAATCACAAGGAAACTTCCCTTTATAATCTTCGATGATTATAATGGACTCCTTATTCACAAACTGAGTGTATGCTCCGATATGCTTTAATCCTTCTGCGGCCCATTCAATCATGTCTTGATGACGTATTTCAGCATCCCCCAATCCTAGATCTCGAACAACCTTAGAGATTATCTCGTTTACACTTACTAACTTATTTATCATTCTGAAAATCGTTTATATCCGTTCTTTTCGAAAAAGGCTTTAGAGCACGCTCTAGCGTTATCCCATGAAGGAATGAAGCTGTAACATACTATATTAGAGATAAGCCCGTAGCGGGTCCAATCCCACCTTCCATACCACCCATCTGAGTGTTCGTTTAGATGATAAAGCTTTTCTCCGGTCTCATTGTAGTGCTTGTAGTTTAACTTCAAGTTCTCAGGGTTACATACCCTTTTTACAATCTTTAGAACTCCCATCTTAAAAGGGAGTCTAATGTGCATACCTTTGAGAGCAGCTTCCACTATGAGTTTATTACACATATAGATTATGTCTTTAAACTCCTTCATGGTTACATCCTTCTTCTTCTTCTGTTTCTGTCGTTCTACGTAATGCTTATACGCATCTGTTAATGTGTGGGTTTTCTCACTCATTCTAGTTTGTATCTAATCCGTCATTTGTTGTATCCTCTGGTATCATAGCTGAGAGCTTAAACTCAAACTGGCCTATCATCTGTACGATAGTTCCAACATGGTGAGCTGCTATGGGGTATTCGAAATCTAAATCTGTTCTACAGGTTTCTTCATTTCCTGGACAGTCACACGTTCTGAACTTCTCAGCTTCATCAGGATCTTCAAAAAGACCTTGAATGTTGATGTGATCCAACATAGTAGTAGGAGCGTTAACGATATAGATGTAACCTCCTTTGAAGTACCACTTAGGCATCTTACTTGTGTACTTTGCATACTGATCATATACTATCCTCTGATACGAGGACTCTTGGAAAGCTTTGTTTCCGTAAAGGCCTACATAGGTTAATCCATGCTTCATAATCTTAAGATCGAGAGTAGCTGGAACCTTTAACTTGGTGCGGAGTACGCACGCTTCTATTTCACAACATTCATGCTCATCTGCTTGAATGAGATCCACCTTTCCTAGATCTTGTACATCTTCTGGAGAGAGGGCTTTATGTGATGTAATTTCTTGTTTGACTAGTAAAGCTCTACGGTAGTTGATTATATGAGCATACTGTCTATCAGAGATTTGTTCATCATCTGATTGTAAACCTCCTGCTCGAAGGTTTTTGATATTATATATAATCTCGCTTAACTTCATAGTAACTATAAGTATACAAAAAAAAGCAGAGAGTAACAACTCCCTGCTTTTAAAACAATTAAAAAAACAAACTTACTATGAGAAGTCTATTGGGTCGAAACCTAAACCTTCTGCGTAACCTGTAAGAATTTCTACGAAATCCGCAGCTGTTTCGTTAGCTTGTTCACCTGCCACTGGAGGATCCGAAACCAAAGGCACAAAGATGTGTGCAGCTTTAGGATTAACACGAGTGTTCTGGAAAGAAGAACGTTGCGTACCATCAAACTCAATTGAGATAGCATTGTATACCTTAGCAGAATCCGCTAGGAAATCTGGGTTAAGAGAAGCATCATACCAGTTAGTACGAGAATTAACTCCTCTGTAACCTTGTGCGAAGTACTCAGCATCATAAACTTGACCGTAGTTACCAGCACCACCATCAGCTGCTTGAGTTGCCGTAACAACAAAAGGAACAGAATTAGCGTTGCTAATTTCATACATAGAAGCCTCAAACTGTACGTACTCGTAAGTGTCGATACCGTTCCAGATAGGAGAAAGAGCAGTTAGTTGGAAACCGAAGGCACCGCCTGAAGCAATGTTACCTGAGTTAGCAGCTAATACTGTACCTGAAACGCCTTGATAAGGAGAATTCAAAGTAAGAGTAGTGCCTGAAACTTTTTCTACTTTGTATACTGCAACTGTAGTACCTGTACCACCGATACGGATAAAATCACCTACTGCATAAGCTGTACCTGTGTTATAAGTAGCGGCTGTATCGAAGATAATTCGATCAGAACCTTGAACTACTGCAGCAGCATTATCTGAAGCTGTGAAAGCTCCATCTGTAAGTACTTCCAACTTCACATAACGTCCGTTATATGTCTTGTTAGTACCGTTTGCTTTACGTGTACCGAATAGAGTAGAGATACCAAAAGCTAACTCTTCTTGAGTTGCGTTTGCATCACTGCTATAATCGAAACGTTCAGCCGTTTGCTCTTGTCCGTGAGGACGTTGGTCGTCTAGGAATACGATGTTTAATCTGTATTCAGCTTCATCGTTTACTACAAATGCACCCGCAGTACCGTTGTACCCAACGTGAGAGATTTGAGTAACCGCTGCACGATACTTAGTAGAACCTATCTTAGAAACCGTGTTTCCTTGAATAGCTCCTGACATAACTACCTCACCTGGATTACCGTTACCTGATGCAATGTACACACGCTTATTTTTACCATAAGCTGTTGCCGCTGCTTTAGTAGCGATAACGTTGTACGCCTCATCTAGTAATACTAGATCCCCTTTAGCAAGTGTAGGAAGCTTTAAGACTGCCGCTGCTGCTGAATTAACACCATCCCCAATGTGGACTGTATTTACTCTGTTAAAATTAGAAGACATTTTCTGCTATTTAATTATAAAACTTGAATTTACTCGGTTGTCATCATTCGTTGTTGAGTAGTTTGAATCCTTGGAGACTCGATGTTCTCAATGATTATATCTACTGCTAACTGAATGATCTCTTTGTGGGTGTACTCTGATAACTCACATTCTGTTTTAGCTCCACCATAAGAACCTAAGTTCATTTGGTTAGGTCTTTTCAGATAAGTAAGCTTGACGTTAGGTACTGTATAAGTCCCATCAGTCATCACAAGCACATCACTATCCTCAAAGTAAGCTAACGGATATCCGTATTCTGGCTTATTAAAAGGATCACTCATAGCTCTATGAAGTTTGTCGTGTGTAACTAATTTTACATCTACATACTTACTAGGGCAACTCTCTTTACTTATTTCCGCTCTACAACGTAGATAGAACATATAAAGATCAGTCGAAGGTAATGCGTCTAAATCTACTTTGAAGACTCCATCCTCATACGTTACCGCAGCAGTAGGAACTATTTCAGTACGTACTAACGCTTTTAGATCGTCAGTACGTTTCTGAATCTCTTCAAATCCTGCTTTATAAAGATTGTTTTTACCATAGCGAAGCTTAATGAATCTATCTTGAGCTTCATTCAAAAAGTAATCTTTTACTTCAGGGCCAAGTTCAGGAACAGCGGAGTTATCTCGCTTATCAACTGCTTGTTCTAGTTCGATATGGAATCTTTCTATTAGCATCTAGATTAATGTGTTTTGGTCGAAGTCAGGGGTACTTTTACCATCCTCTGCTACTTCCTCAACGCTGCTTTTTATACGTTTACCGTCTGTTGTGTTTAAAACTTTACTCTGCTTTCCTTTAGGAGCAGCTCTTTTAGCTTTTGGTTTAGCTTCTACTACTTTCGTAGGAACAGCGAACTGAGTCTCGATCTCTTCTAAGTCAGCAGTTTCTAAGAGAGTACCTCTAGTTTGCTTTCCTTTTAGATCCTTATCAATCGCTATCTTAAGTCCTTGGTTGTTAGGACGAGATAAGAACTTCACAGCGTTATCTAAACCTTCTCCCATAAACTCTTCACCGTAGTTATATACAGCATTCTCGAAGTTACCTCTACCTTTTGTGATGATACCTAAGTTAACAGCCTTCAAAATAAACAACTTGTGCTTATAGAAGTCATCATTTATAATATCTACAAAACGTGAAGGGTTAGCTTCAAGCATATATCCTAACTTATCATCCACTACTTCAGGACTCAAATTAGAGACTTTTTCACCTAACATAGTTAGAGCATCTAATTTTTCAGCTAACGTCATGCTCGCAAAAGCAACATAAGCATCCTTCTTAACTGAACGATTTAAGTTATTAGCTTTAGCTTTGTTTTCTTCACTATAAAGAACGTACATCGCATAAGGCTTTTTCTTTAAATCTTCAAAACCATTAGCTACAAACTTGTGGTTTTTAAGGAAGAGGTATTGTAACTTTTCCTCTGGGTCTTCATCGGGAGTAAATGTCTTTACTTCATTAGCTGAAAGTAAGACAAAGAAATCCGTCCAAAACTCACCATGAGGAGATAAATCCCCTTCTTGTAATCTTAAGGCTTTCTCTAACTTAACAGATTCCTCTGAAGATAGGCCTGTTTTAATTCGACCTGATTTAGCCTCCATAAGAGGTGCAATCTGATCTGAAGCGCCATCGTATTTTGCAATACCCGACCAGTTCTTCTTTTCTACTCGTTTAAATAAATATTTGTTCATGTCCTGTTTGTTTGTGTAAAATAAGAGGAGCTGTTTAGGCTCCTCTCAAATATATGAAAAATTAAGCTAACGCTAAAATTAATTCACCAGAAGATGTTGGGTCCTGAATTTGGATACCACACTCTGATAAGTAATTCACTTCGTAACCATCAGTTCCAGAAGCACGTTGAGTACTGATGCTCTTCGCTACTCCACCCATAGGGTCAGTAGAACCAGCAACAGTCCACATAGCCATCTCAGAATCAGCCATCGCTACCTTACGGATATTCGACTTACCATCTTTACGACCGAAGTTAAGAATAGTGAATCTGTAAGACTCAACTGGTTTCTTAGTCTTAGGATGTAAGATACGGTTACGAATCAAGTCATCATAAGGATGGAATTCTTTAACAGTTAGAGAAATACCATTCAAGAACTCAACAGTCTTGAAGTACCCTGTAAATGTTAGTGAATCGCCTTTACCTGTAATGAAAGTACCGTTATCAGTAACAGTAATGTTGTTACCACGAGCTTTCTCTTGGATTGCACGATCGAACTCACGCATTCCCATCTTACCAGTAAGAGCAACGAAGTGTTGATCTCCACCCCACTTATCAGCATTGTAAGATAGATCTAATAAGAAACCATCTAGAATGTCGTAAGTAAGTTTCGTATAGAAACGGATGTTAGAAGGAGAGATTTGTTGACGTAAACCTGCACCGTGATAGATAGGCATACCGTTAGCTGCTTGCAGCTTAACCTGACCTTTAGAATCCTTGTTGTATACAGAGTAGATCATAGAACGATCAATCTCACGATACCACTCAGTCATCGCAGTCCACTCTTGAAGTTTAGTCCACAACTTAGTTGACTTACCGTTCTCAAGCTTCATTTCGATAACCATCACCGCTTTAGCTGCATTACGAGAACAGTTGTATGTTTTACGTAAAGTAGTAAGTTGGTTAGTTAATTTAAAAGGAGTAGAGTATTGAACACCACCACCTCTTTCAGAATACTCACCTACAGTACTGTAATCCTTAGAGAATCTTGCACCAGCAAGAATATCAGCAGGATCCAAGAAAGATGTAGGATCTGGATCTGTTAGTTGTACTTCGTATACGTAAGAAGCACCGTCCTGATAAGGCTCTGCTACTACGTGTACTTGAACTTGTGAATCTGTAACTAAGTTATCAGTAGCTTCAAACCACTTCTCTTCCATGTAAATCTGGATAGTAGAGCCTGCATAACCAGGTGTTCCACCAGCAGCTTGCGGAGAGTCTTCAGATACTGTGATTACACGTTCTGTTTGAGAAGTTAAATCCCATGTGTACTCACGGTTGTTAACAACACGAGTGTTTCCAATACCTCCAGTTAGCAAAGATAATACGTTATTATCCTGAACCCCTGCAGCGTACGCCATTACGGAACCAATCTCCTCGGGTTTAGTTAAATAAGCATTACTTAGATTGTTAGTAGTGGTCAACCCTGTAAAGTTCCTCGTAGAGTAAATCTGTAACGGGGATACTTGAGTCTTCATATTAGCCATAATCTAATTATAATTTACGTTTTTAAAATTTATTTACTGAATAAAGAAGGTAGATCTAGTGTTCCTGAATCTCCTCCATCATCACTACGATTTTTAGTAGACCTAGACATGTTTCTATCTGTAGTCTTATTGATCTTCTTACGCACTTTACGTGTAGCAGTGGTTGTAGCACTTTTCATAATAGAATCATAACTCATCCCTTTCATAGAAAGGTATGCAAACAGTAGTTCACTATCTCCTGAGGTTTGCGTATCTTCTTGGTACTTAGTCTTTCCAGTAGAATCTACTGGTTTCGTAATGTAATCAATCAGACCCTGCTTATCTCTTTGGGATAAAGGGAAACCAGCAACATCATCTCTATTTAAAACGTTAGTCTTAAACTCAGTGATCTCCTGTTCTCTCTCTATTTCTTGTCTCTCTATATTCGCTTGACGTTCCTGCTCTCTCGCTTCACGGTTTCTATCCTGATCCTTGATTAAGTTCTCACGTGCTTTACGAGCGTGGGTAGTAAGTGAACCTGAGTTCTCCCATCCACGAATCATATCATTTATCTCATGGGCTTCATACCCTTGAGTTGTGTAGTAGTCTTGGATTAGTAAAGGTTGGAAGTCTACATCTGTATGATCTACCTCTCTAAAGTCTACTTCCTCTTCCTGTTCTAAGAACTCGGTAGTGTCAGCATTTTCCCCATGTTCCTCAAAGTAATCTAACATTCTTTGAGCCTTCTCAGGTAATGTTCCTCTAAAGTCTTCAATCGCATTCTCAACTCGGTGTTGGATATTATCCTCAACCAACTCTCGTAAGCCATCTGCTGAATCTTCGTATTCCTTATCTTCGTCATAAACGTCTAAAAGTCCGTCATTTACGAACTCGTCCATCAATGCGCCCGGCTCGGTAGTAGCATCCTCAGGATCCAGTTCGGTACCTTCGTACTCCTCTTCTGTTCCATCCTCGTACTCTTCACCTTCTTCTAATTCATCCTCATCTTCATCGTATTCCTCTTCTTCTAGAGAATCGTCTAAAGCTTCGTCTAAATCTTCTTCATCAATGATATCGTCTTCTTCGAGTTCAGCTTCGTCTACTTCTCCTGTAGCTTCTGCAACTCCTTCGAAGAGCTGACCGAAGTAACCTCCTCCTAAGTCTTCTTCTGTTTGTTCTTGTTCCTGTCCTGGTCCTTGCATTCGTCTAATATATTTAATTTTACGTTATGAATAATAATTTTCCTGTGCTTTTATAAGGATTTTTCTTATAGCTATAGAGAAATGTTACTTGCAGGATTTACATCTGCAACCGCTTTTGCATTTCTTTTTAAACTTAATGCTCTTAGATCCCTTCTTTAGCTGTCCTGGTAGAGACTCTTTCTTCTTAGGTATAGCAGAAGCTAGTCCTCCTCCGACAGACCCTAATGTAGAAGCTAATCCAAGACCTGTAGCGAGGGCATCGGCTCCTTTACCTTGTCCTCCATGTTTAGAAGGATTCAGCACAGCAACCCCGCCCGCATCTTCAGTTCCTCTAACGTATCCTAACCCGCCCCTAGCCTTTTTTTTTTAACTCGAGAGGTAGTAACGTGCATGTTCTTATTCTTACCTAAAGGAATTTTATCTGAGTTTCTTCTAGAAACACTAACACTTACTCCTTTAGATCCTGTAGCAAACTTAGAAGGATTAGTCTCTGCAGCAGATTGTTGACGCTTTTTCTTCTTACGAGCAGCAATCTTATCCTCAGCTCTGGTAACCTTTCTCTCAGCTTTCTCTGGAGACATACCACTATCAACACGCATCTTAACTTTAGAGTTATGTAGGTTTCTTGTACCTCCTTTAGAATCCATACTACGAGATCTGAATTTCGCATTAGATCCTGCTTCTGGTATAGGATCTGGATCTCCTCCATTACCGCCTCCACCATCGTTACCTTTAGGTTTCTTAAGCTTCTTTGTCTTCTTACCTCCGTACTGCTTATTAGGATTAGGACATGAACCTCCTTTTCCTCCACCTCCACCAGTGATACAAGCTAAACCTTTAGCTGCTTTTGTGGGCTTCTTACCTAACGTGTTGATATTCAACAAATCATCCGGTAATTTTTCTACAGATTCGCTTCTACCTTGAGGGTATTTAGCTTTACCAGAAGAGTTAGCATTGATTTTAGGACCTCCTTGCTTCGTTCTGCCGAAGCTTCGTTTCTTACCTTGGTAAGATTTGTTAGGGTTAGGACATGATCCCCCCTTACCTTTACCTACACCTTTCGTACCTTTAGATTTCTTAGAGGCGTAATCAGCTTCAATCTTATCGTATTTCTCTTTTTTCATTTTGTGCATTTTAGCGTCTTGATCTCTCTCACGATTTGGAGTATTCCTCTCAAACTCATCGTAGGCAGCTTCCTTAGCTGCATAGCTTTTACGTTTAGCTGTTCTATTAGCTTTACGTGTTTCTCTATCTTTTCCTCTCATACTTACTTTATTTACACCGTTACTGTATTGTTTCCACTCCTTCCTCTTTCGTTCTTCCTTCCACTGTTCTTTGGCTCCTTTCACAGTCTCCTTATCGAAGTTACCATGTTTCTTATACCCGTAAACAGAGGCTTTAGCGGCCTTACGTCCGGACTTGAAGTGAAGAGCATCGTTGTTTTCTGAAGCGGCTTTAGCAGACTCCCAAGACCTTTCACCAGTCTTAGTTTTTTTAGAATCATCAAGCTTTCGTAAAGAGCCATCTTTCTGCTCCCTTACGTTAGGGTATACAGAGTAGCCGTGCTCTTTATCTCCACCATATCCCATTAGATGAGTTGCTTTCTTACCTTTACCTAAATCTAAAGTAGCTTTATCATCTTCATAAGCACGATCGACCCATCGGGATTTCCCCTTTAGGTCTTTCATTTGCTTACGAGTAGATTTATATTTAGATTTTTTAAATCTAGTATAAAACTGTTCTTGCTTAGTAGGATTCTTAACGCTCATTATCTTTCTCCGCTTACTTTATTCTTAAGAGCTGTTTTAGCTTTAAGAGCTTCTATACCTTCTTTAGATTTAAGTTCTTCTCGTTTAAGGTTACGATCTTTCTCCTTCTCAGAAGAGTCATGTAATCTACTACGAGAGTTGTTCTCTTTATCTGCTTGAAGTTTAGAATGAGCAATCATGTCTTCACCTGTTTCTACAACATCAGCTATTCCATTATTATCTCTATCTTTCTCTGTATCAAACCCAACTGCTTGGATAGTAGCTTTCTCAAGCTGCATCTCTCTATCAAGTTGGTTCTCATTAGCTTCAAACGCTTGAGCTTCTTGAGCAAGTTTCTGTTGAGACTCGATCTGTTGCTGTTGCATCTCTTGTTGTTGCTGTTGAGCTTGTTGATCTCTTTCATTCTTCTCGTCTTCACCATCTCTGATGATAGTAGACATTTCAGAAGTAGAATCAGATTTAATCATCTTAATCAGATCAGAAAGATCAGTCTTACCTTGTTGTAAGGACATTTGCGCAAGATTCTCTACTTTACTACGTATTAATTTCTCTTTAGCAGTATTAGTAACGTATACTCCGTAATCAGAGTCATTAAAGATTTCTCCATCTATCTCTACCAGCATACGTGCCATATCAGATGTGATGTACTGAATCTTCTTACCTCCAGCATAAGCGTACTTAGAAAGCTCTATTAACTGCTGACAAGCTTGACGTTTAATCTCGTTATGTTTAAAGAAGTAGTGTTCAGTGATATACCCTGATTGTGAGAGGGCTTGTTCTATTCCAGCAGCAGTCTCATTTTGGTGTATAGCTCCTTCTCTCTGTTTAGAGATACCAGATATACTCTCCATAAGTTGCTCTATCTTATCCATCACAGACATATACTGTCCTACAGTATTACTCAATGAAAGGTCGATAGCTCCGTACTGGTTGAACTGAGATACTTTACCTTGGAACTGCGTACCTTCTTTACCTTCTTCATGGGAGTTAATAAACCCGATCCCCATGTTATCGAAGTAGTACATCCACTTCTTCATATCAAATCCCATAGATTTAGGGATCTGAGCAAGGTCCATCATCATCTTCTTACCTTTAGCTTTAGCGATTTCACTCTCTAAGCGGTACCACATGATGTTGTACAGGTACTGATGAGGTTTAAGTAAATCTACTAATGAAGTAGCTTTTGAGTTGAAGTTGTTGTACACATCTCCTACATAAGGAAGCTTACATACAGAAGGATTCCCCATAGAACGCATTTGGTTCAGAATAGGATTAATATCTACATATATATCGTTACCGATCTTATGTCCCATCCACACTTCTGAGATCCACTGCCAGTCGATAGTAACTCCCATCTCCTTCTCTTCTGCAGAAAGGCGTGTTCCCTCTTCTACAATATCTTCTACTTCTTCTCCTGTTTCAGGATCTATAAGTGTTTTGAACCCAATCTTCTTCATAGATTTCCATGTAGAAGTAACTACTCTGATATACTCGAAGTTAGTTTCGTGGTTCTGCTTCTGGTACATATCGTTCTGAGTGATAGTACTTTGGCTGTACCCCATTCCAGGAAGCATACGATTGCTAGTCATTGAAGAGTAATTAGAGTACCCCTCATCTAACATCTTTACTTGGGCATCCGTAAGAAACTCTCCATACTCATCTAATATCTGACCTACAGATAACCATCTCTCTTCTCGAGCCCAATCAGAGTCTTCTACTTTAGAAGTCTCAGGATTCTTATCCCATTCAAAGTTAAGAGGATTTACTACTCTCATACGAGGTTCTCCTCCTACTAAGCCTACGTAATATACTTCTTCTGCTACGGTTAAACCGTGCTTAAAGCCTGTATTGAATTTCTCTTGTAATCTATCTTCCTCTGTAAGGTGCTTAAGTACGTGGACTCCCCACTGTTCTCTTACATCCGTATAGGAAGTATTCATGTGTTTCTCTATCTCTTCAAAGGTTTGATAAGGAGGAGGTTGCATAGGTTCCCCTTGCTCATTCATTATAGGCTCTCCTGTTTCCTTATCTATTACTCCTGCTTCTGAATAGAACTTAAACTTAGCTAATTCAAAAAGCATTTCCTTCTTCTTCTCTTCTTTAACAGTAATAGCCTCACCATTAACTGCTGCAACCATAGGTTTAAAAGGACGTACTAACTCTTCTCCTGTAAGTAAATCTACCTTCTGTCTTACGAGGTTGATATCTCGTATCCTAGCAGGCGTTTCTCCAAACTCGTCTCCTACATTATGAGGATCAAGCACATAACTGTAATCCTTCTTATCAAAGATGGAGTTAAGTAGATTATAATTTACCTTCTTCGTGCTCGAAGAGGACCTCCCGTCTTGAGATAACGAAGTCGCCATACCATCTACAGCATCTACATTATCCTCTCTCCACTTCACTGTCTTCTTATTCAAAGCTAGTTTCTGTGCAGGACGTACGGGGTGTTTAGTATTATCTCTTTTATCCATTATTTAAACATTTCTAAATTAAAGAAGTCATCTCCATCGTTAGGATTATCCTTCTTCTTAGTGATTTTAACGTGATGGTGCTGTAAACGGTTGCAAATACATAACATGAAAGCAATAACTCTATCAAAGTTACCGGTCTCATTATATGATATTAACTCCTTAAGTAATCCTACAGAGAAAATCTTCTCTAGGTTTAATACAGTACCATCCTCATCTCCTATCGAAGCCGTTTCTAATAACCAGTCTCTTGCATATAACTCTATTTCTTCCTTGATAAACTTATTCATGTGAATACCCTTACCTCTAGAAACTTTAGAATTTGCAGTAGCTTTCAAAACATCTGGCGTATCCGCTAACAAATATAACGAATTTTTATGTTCAAAGTGCATCCTTAGACTATTTCTTTCATTTTCGTATAGATCTAGTGCATTAAAGTACATTAAGAGCTTACGCACGTTCTCATGGTGTTCCTTAACCGTTCCTGGTCTCCCTGTATACTCAGCTACTATCATCTCAGCCATTCCTCCTTCTCGAATCTCTCCTATCTTATAGATAAAAGTCGACCCTAATGAAGTAGTATGAGGTGCTCTATCCTGATCGTAAGGATCTGTTCCTGCAATGTACATACCATAAGGTATCTGATCTGCTGGAGGATGTTCCCATATCTGTATACATCCTGGTGCATCCTGCCCTTTCTTAACAGGGAAAGGTGCTACACTAAGGTTATTGTTTACATCATTCACAAAGCTTACTCCCTTAGGAGCTTCTGAGTCGAGAACTAACTCTCCTTTATCTCCTCTATATGCTACATTAGTAGTCATTCTAGATTCTACCTTCCCTAACTGCTCTCTCAATTCTGCAATAGGGAATACATTACCAGCAGTAACTAGGAAAGCTTCTGATGGTTTAATAGGGTTGTTTTGTAGCTCATCATTCAGTGGTTTCTTAGAAGACCCAGCTGCTAACTTTAACCTTTTCTTCTCGATATAAGGCATAGCCTTCTCGAACTCTGTATTCCCTTCTGAGTCCTTAAACTGATTAAGTCCCATAGTATAGGGAACGAAATAGCCGATTTCCTTCTTTCCTTCCCAAGGATCTTCGAAAGCTAGACAATCCCACTGGTCAGGTTCGTAGAATATCTCTTGTACTGCTTGTGTAGTACCACCTTCCATATCTCCACCTGTACCAAAGAGGTATACTACTCCAAATTTATCTGCTCCATCTGCAGTACATTCCTTTAGAGAACCCATAGCTTCTTGTACGTTCCCCATGAAACCTACCTCCTCTAAGATAGTAAGTCCAGGTCTTGTACCATTGGCTGCTGTAGGATTATCCTTGAAAGTCTTATGGTGTATAACAGATCCAGAACCTTTAGTCTTCTTAGTATTACCTTCGTATTCATCATACTCTGCAATAACACTCTTAGCTGCTGCAAAGGAACCGATGTACTTCTTACTAAAAGGAGAAGGGTAGTATTCCTCTCCTATTAGAACACCGCCTTCTAAATTATTCAACCCAGTCTGCACTTTCTTAAGTAATGAACCAGAGTAAAAGGAAGTAATAGCTCCTACAAGTGTCTCTGAAGTCATCTTAGATCCTGCTTTCACTGTATTATAGAGTTCATCGTAATCAGTAGCTCCATCAAATAACCAGTTATGAGCTATCATACCTCCAGCTGCCCAATAGGATTTACCTGACCCTCTACAATTATGTACGACTGTGTAATCTGAGAGTAAGAATAAAGCATCATCAGAGTCTACTTCTATTCCTACAAATTCTCCAGTACCTAGAGGAGTAACAGTAAAACCAAATCTAGTGTAGCTTCTAGTTTTTGTAACTACAGGTGCTTGTTTTCTTTTTATTCTAGTAGGTATTAAGTATACATCCCCTCCTATAGATACATCATATAAAATCGAGCCGCTTTTTATTCTTCTAGGAGTCATAGTTGAGTAAAGCCCAACCGATCTTGCTAAATCTACATATTGCAAAGCCAGCTCTTTTTTAGGTTCACCTATATGAAACATGTTATGTTGTAAAGAGCCATCTCCGTCTATAATACCTGCGAGTAATTCAAGACGTTCTGGCCAAAAGGTGTTCATAAAGGCTTTAGGAATATGTTTGTTCCCGATAAGGGAATGCTCTCGCATCTCCTTAGTATTCTTCATGTATATAGTGTATGACTGTTTTCTACCTTCTCTAGCTTTATCTTTTTTAATTGTAACATTACACTTCTCTGCGATATCTTGTAGAGGCTCTAAATCACACATAGTTATAGAAGCTTCAGCAGTTCTCCCATCCGAGAGCCACACCCCTAATGTATAAGGATCTACTTTCAAGGAAGCAGGAGTACCTTCCATATACCCTCTACGGTATAGTTGGTATCTATTACGAAAAGACTCTGTGTTTCCCTTTTTCGCTAAGTCTTCTACTTTTATATTCTTGTGTTCTTTGTTGTGAAGAAGGTGTACTAAATGTCCTTTAGAAACTACCTGTTTGTGGCCGTTCTTAGCAGTTAGTTCGTACATATCATTAGTCCCAGTAAACTTATCTTTTACAAGTACAGGCCCACTAGGACTCATTACGTAATCGCCTACGTTAATGTTTTTGATTTGTTGTTTTGTACTATCTCCCATAAGAACCTCAGTCTCAGGAGCAAAGCATTCAATATCAACTACATTCTTAGCGTAGTTAAAGAAGAGGGGTTTCCCCATATTCTTAGAGTGTACCTTTGGAAGGTAATCTCTTGCAGGAGCATACTTCTTTACTTCACCTTTTGAGTTAAAGCAGTGTTCATCTAACTCTTCTAATAGTATCTCATCTTCAGGGATAGAAGTATCTTTGTATTTCTCTTC